CATCCCAGATCACAATCAATTCCCACATCATTCTTCTGCCCTCCTTATAAAACTTCAAACATTGACCATCCGCCCCGCGTAAACAGAAGATATTGCGTATCTTCATCAATCAATTCCCGATCCGCATTACATTCTGTCCATACCAATGATCCATCCGCCATTTGCCCCGTAGGAATCGCAATCATCATTCTTGCCTTGCCATTATCATCGAATACGATTCCGCGCCTTCTTCTATACCTTTTTAATTCTGCCATCTGCTTTTCCTTTCCGCGGGCCTTTCGGCCCGCTTGCTTGATTGTTGTTATGCGATAACTTTATATGTCATCTGCGGCGCGATTGATGTGCCATTGTAAAACTTGTACTGTGCTTCTGGCTTTATCATCTTATTCAGTTCTTCGCCATCGGGTACGATCTTGCCTGCCTGTATCAGTTCCCTTGTATATTCGATCATGCTGATTGATCCGTTGATTGAATTGAAGTAAAATGTATCCCCAATCTTTGCTTCTCTTATCATCTTCTTGTAAGATCTAATGTTCATCATGTTTTTGCCCTCCTGCAAATGTGCTGTTGTTTTGTTCTGAAATCATAATATCACCCTGCCTCCGGTATGTCAAGCATTTTTTGATATTTTTTTATAAAAAAAGAAATCCCTTGATTTTTCAAGGGATTTCAGCAATCCGATCAATAACCGCTTGATATTCTTTTGGATGCAATACTTTTATTACAGCCATATGCTCCTGCATGATATTTATGATGCCATCAATATTCTTTCCGCTTATAGCCTGCCCGAATTCACCCGCATATTCTGGCATCGTATCGCGTTCATGCAGGATCATATTCCCGCCATCGCCTCCCATGTGATCGCGCACGGCATAAAGCCATGACAACCGTTCTATGTTTTGCCAATTCGTTTCAGATCCTTCAAGCCTTGCGATTTCCGTTTTGATTTCAGCGATATCCATTTTTATACCTCACATTGCAAGCATCTGGCGGATCCATGCGGCCTTTTCGATGTATTTCTTATGATCCGCATCCCACTTTTCCATCATTTCGGCGGGCGGCGTATAGATTTTCCGCAGTTCTTCAATATCTACCACAACGCGATCATGGATATATCCCGCGTGCTTCAATTCTTCCTGCGCCATTTCCTTATATCTGTTCGCCCATGTTGAATTATCTTTTGCCTTGAATGAAAGATATTCCTCTGCATATTCCTTTGCGGATTTCAGTTCATCTTTTATTTCATCGGCTAATTCTTTTATTCTTGTCATTTTAATGCCTCCAATATCATATCAATCTTCGCATCCTGCGCCTTCAAGTGCCTGTGTATATCATCCACAACGGCCTTCAATCTGGCATCTAATTCCTGCGTCTGATTATCCAGATCTTCCTGCGCAAGATTCAAATCCAGATTCTGCAAGCCTACACAGAATCCGATGATCGCAAGCGAATCAAGAAATGTTAATTCGCCACAATCTCCGCTTCCGATCTTCATATTATCTTTGTCACGCACACATTGATATCTGTGAATGTTGCCGCCGTTTCATTGACGATCTGCAACGATACAGGCGATGCGCAAGCGCAACAACCGTTATTTTCTGTCACTTGCACAAGTGTATTGAAGGAAAGTGTGATGCCCGTGGCCTGCGCCTGCGGCTGTGCAACGCCATCCTTGTATAACTGTATTGTTGTGGATGCGGATGCAGATGCATCAACCGATACCATATACACACCGCATTTATTCAGTTTGATTGTACTTGTTCCAGATAATTCTGCCGTGCATCCTTTTTTCAGCGATACATTCTGAAACGGGATCGCCGTATTTGCCGCAACATCGATATCCGTACTGTATATTTCTATCATGCCATTTCTCCTTTCATATAGGCCCATACAGGCCTTTTTGTGTTTTAACCGTATATTTTATTGCCTAAAAAGAAATAAGGGCAAATATGCCCTTATTTCGCGTTCAAAAGGCATACTGTATATGCTCGCATTAAACATTGCAACCGCATCCACCGAATACAGGCGGGAAATATCCTGCGCCGTATGTCCATGAATTAGGGAATTTCAGCATTCCAGATGTGGCCTGTGCCAACTGTAACTGTGAGATCTGTGCCTGTAATGCTTCGATCTTATCCTGCGCAAGCATATCTTTCACACTCTGGATCTGTGCCGTGATGTTCGCATTTGTTGCGGCATCACGCATTGCGCCATCATAATTGTTCTGCTGAATCGCCTGCTTTGTTTCACAGCAACATTCATTCTGCTTTGCCAGAAGATTTGCCTGCCCAACCGCAAGCGATGCGATATCACGGGCCGTTTCGTTGTAAAGATTCTGCATCGCAGAAAGATTATCGTGGAATGTCTGATTTGTTGCGGCAACTGCCTGTGCCGTTCCAGAATTTACTGCGGAAAGAATATCGCGCGTCTGTGCCTGCAAATTCTGATTATCAAATCCGCGATTGATATCATTCTGGATCGCATTGCTGTTGCCATTTCCGCCCCATGCGCCGAATCCATTTCCGCCCATCATCGCAAGGATCAGAAGGGCAAAAATCCAAAATCCGCCGCCGCCAAAATCGCCGTATCCGTTTCCGCCAATAGGCATTACGGGCGTAATTCCTGTACCATTATCCATAGTCTTTATCCTCCTTTCCATGTTTCACGGGAAACATAAAATTATATCAAGCATTGCGCATTGCTTTTATGATTTCATCGGGATCCACTCCCATTTCCTGTGCCTTTGCATAAAAGGCCGCCTTTGCATCGCCGCCATTCTGATTGACATAATCCATGATCTGCCTGTACTGCGGCATCTGCTGTATCATCATCGCGGGATTTCCCATTGCTTTAATCTGCTGAATCATCTGCAAGGCCCTGTTTTGATTTAATCCTTGAAGCATCGGATTTGCCATTGCTTTTTACCTCCATTTTCTGAAACGCCCGTTCAAGATTCGCAAGGCGTTCCTCAATGCTTTTCATATCCGCAGGCGGATCTTCTTTGTGCATCACAATATCATAAGGCGTGCTTGTAACCTTTCCGATCCCGTCTGATACACACATCCACACAATCGGCGCGGATGTATCCATTACAAGAACACTTGAATTCGGCGCAAGTTGAATTGTATCAACGGATGCCTTGCCATTTACTTGTATGATCTGCTGATGTGGTAAGATTGATGCCTGCTGTGGCATCTGTGGGAAATACGGATTATTGTACATTGCAATATCTCCTTTCGATATTGCAATGATATAAGATGTGATTCAAATATAGAATGTCACGGATGCGCCATTTATGCGACAAAAAACGGCCTTTTTCAAGGCCGTTATAAAAATAATATCTTTTGTGATTTGTATATGATGCGCTGTACTTGCCGCACGGAAAGATCAAATTCTTCTGCAAGTGCTTCCTGCGTGATCCCGTCAATCAATCGGCGTTCCATCAATTTGCGATCCCGTTCCGAATGAAGAAGATTATCAATCTTTTCGCGGATTTCTTCATTCGTGTAATTACGCACCCCTGCCCACATTGCGCTTCCTTCCCGTGCCGTGGCATGAAGGGCAAGTGTGATATCCAGAATTGCCGCCCACCCTTCGCGTGCGCTTTTTAATTGTGATCTTCACCTTTTGCCCCATAATCAATATCCCCGTTGCCAACTATATTTACGCCCGCGCCATCCTGTTCCGCTTCAATCGTAGTTGATGATTTATCATATTGCGATTCATAGTAAAGCCACGCGCCATTACTTCCCACTAATAACAGGATCAACAGGATTATTACAATCCACGCCCGTTCAACCGCGCGTTCATATCGCACGGCAAGGCCTTCATAAACAATATACGGGATCCCCTTATCATTCGTATTCATTATATGCTTCCCCATGTTTTCGGCCCGATTATTCCATCAGCCTTTCCGCATACAGGATGATCTGTTTGCCACTTAATAACGGCGGCCTCTGTTTTATCTCCGAATATGCCATCAATCGGCCCGCAATTATATCCGTTTATGCTCAAAAATGTTTGCCACGCCCGCACATATTCGTTACAATCGCCTTTGCGAACAATGGGCCGATCACCCGCCTTGTGCTGTGTTACAGGGCATCCTGTGGCCCACATACGCCATTCAAGCGCATCCATGTATGATTTATCAAGATCCAGATTCCCCGCATATCCCGCCAGATTTCCCTTTGAAGAATATTGCAGGATCTTGCAGGAATCCCATGCCCCGAAAGATTTTTTATCCGTCCACGGCGCATCTTGATATCCCGTGGGATTCTGATTTTTGTACTGTGCGCACCACAGCGGAAATTCTGGATCCCAGATCTTCGCGTACTGTCTGCATACGGATTTTGACATATAAATAAAAGGCGTAATGCCTGTTTTTTCGCGCACATACTTCAAGAATGCAAGCGCATATCGCGGATTGTCAAAATTCGGATTCTGTTCGCCTTCCCAATCAAGCACAAGGATCGCTTTACCCACATAATCGCCAACGGTTTTTATGAAATGTTCGGCTTCCGCGATCGCTCCGCCCTGTGATGCGTAATGATATGCGCCCAGAAATTTGCCCATCGCATCCGCCTGCTTCATCTTTGATGCAAAAAACGGATTGACATACGATGTGCCCTGTGTGGCCTTTACAATTACAAATTCACAGGGCACGGCGGCAAGATTGATATCGCCTTGATGTTTGCTGATATCAATGCCATTCATCCGTTTAATTCCTTGTTGTAATATGATGTGGATATTCCCAGAATCGCCGCAAGGAATGTATCAACTGCGGCAAGTGTGCCAACGATCTGTTCTCCGTAAGGCAATCCCCATATCTGGCTTAAAGCAAAGTAAAGTGTGCCTATTGCGGGAAGTAAATACATTGCGATCCACTTCAATATATCATATGCCTTGTTGCTTAACTTCATATCAAGATCCTCCTGCTGAATATTATCGATGATTTCTGCATCATCGAATCCTGTGATATCGCCTGTTCTTCTCATAAATCCACGGCCTTGTTCATCAAGAAATTATCAAGTTCTTCTTTTGCCTTCGTCACTTGCCCATTGCAACCCTGCTGTTTGAGGCCATCAAGGGCGGCTAACTGTCCGCGGGTTAATACCGTAAGCACAGCAACGATTTCTTGCAGTTTCGCTTCTGTATCGGCGTGCGTGGTATCGATCTTCTGTTCAAGTTCCATCAACTTATTATCGTATCGATCATAAATCTTATCGCGTTCTTCTTGAACATTGCGGGAAATCTCCCCATAAATGCGCTGTTTTTCTTCTTCTGATTTTACAACCATTTCATCCCATTTCTGTTCCTTATCGTGCCGCGCATTTATGTTTTTAATGATCTCCGCGATCACCTTCCAGAATCCCCATACAGCCATAATAATTACGGCGATATGTTCAACTTCCTTTAACAGTTCCGTGGCATCCATTCATCATTCACCGTCCGCAGGCGTATCTTCATCGGCCTTCCAGAATCCAGATATCACTTCGCCGCCATGCCCGTTCAATACGGTACAGTATCCGCCCGCAAGTGTTTCATCAACCATATCCGTACCCATGTTGGAATGATATTTTGCAACGGCCCTGTTTTCGGTCGTATAATCCATCAATTCGCTTTTCTTCATCGTGCCATCTTTCAGATACTTTACGCGCACTACAAAAAACCAATCAAACATATCATTTTTCCTCCTTGTATACTTTACATCTTTAA